GTGTCGCAGGTACATTATCAACAACTGTTAATAAGAGTATTAGTTCCTCTGTAGAGATTACAGGTATCATATTAACAGATGTTAATAAGAATATTTCCGTAGAGACATTGGTAACTGGTTTTGTGACCAGAACAGTAGTTATACATAAAACTGTTATCGCAAACAGCAATACAATAAGTACATTATTAACGACTGTTAATAAGAACATTTCCTCGGGAACAGAAGCAGTAGGTTCAGTAGTAAGAACTGTACAATTTAGTAAGGGTGTTACAGCGAATACTAATACCACAGGTTCAGTTATAAGAATTTTAACAGCAAATAAAACTGTCATTTCAAATAGTAATGTTACTACTACAATATTAACAGATGTCAATAAAGGTATAACTTCTTTAACAGAAGTAGATGGAACGTTATTGAGAGTTGTTAGTAAAAACATAATTGCGAACGTGGGTGTTACAGGTTATGTGAACAGTGGTAAGTTTGTAACAGCAAATACTAATGTGACTGGAATGATATTAACAGATGTCAATAAGAATACATCTTCTAGTACAGATGTTGCAGGAACACTATTAACAAATGTTAACAAGAATATTTCAGGGGAAGTATCTGTAACTGGTTCTGTAACCAGAGTTTTAACTGTAGATAAGAGTATCACAGCAGAAGTATTAGTAGTAGGCTCTACAGTAAGAGTTATACAATACAATAAAACTGTTACTGCAAATAATATTGTAACAGGAACATTGTTAACAAGTGTGAATAAAAATATAAGTGCTTCTACTGAAATTTCAGGTGCACTTTTAACGAGTGTTAATAATAATATTTCGGGAAGTAGTGTAGTAAGTAGCACAATAAATTGCATAGTTAGTAAAAGTATCACAGCCAATAGTTTAGTTGTAGCTTCAACATCAAGAGAGACTTTTTACCTGAAAAGTATTACAGGTAACTCTGATGTTGTATCGAATGTAATTAAAAATCCGCAGAAGAACATTCAGTCAAGTATTGTAGTTCAAAGTATGGTGAGCGAATTAATAACAAAATCGATATTAACAAATGTTAATGTTGCAGGTTCTGTGGGTAGACTATTAGCACTGAGTAAAGAAGTGATAGGTAGTAATTTAGTTGAGAGTAATATAGGAAGAGTTGTATCAAAGACAGTGCAAGCGAACGTTATTCTTGGTGAAGATATTTCAAGAGTAGTATCTAAAACGGTACAGGCAAGTGTTAATGTAGCTTCGAGTATAGAAAGAGACATAGAAGAATACAAGCCAATAACAGCTAATGTTTCAGCAGTAGGTTCAGTAACAAGAGTTTTACACGTAAGAAAGACTGTTACTTCAACTACAGATACTACAAGTAATTTATTAACAAATGTTAATAAGAATATTGCTTCATATGTAGATGTTGCAGGAATAGTACAAAGAGTTATAAGCAAAACTTTTACTGCAAATGTAAATGCTGTAGGAGAGATTGATTGTGGATGCTATAAAATTGCCTACACAGATGTTGCAGGTACAGTAGAAAGAGCAGTGAATAAAAACATAATTGCAAATGCATATGTTTTAGGTGATGTGAGTAAGACGGCCAACAAAAATATAGTAGCGAATGTTACTTTTGGTTCAGAAGTAGGTAGAGTAGTCAATAAAGTTATAACAGGTAATGCTAGTGTAAGTTCTTCAATGACAAAAGAAATGACTAAATCATTTACGGCAGGAGTTTTAGTCGATGCAGATTTAATGAAGACTACCAGTAAGAGTTTTGTTGCAAATATTACTTGTGATACAGATTTAGTTAAAGCAGTGAACAAAGTAGTTGAAAGTAATGTATTAACAGATGCTAATTTAAAAACAGTAATTAACAAACTAGTAAGTAGTGCAGTGAATGTGGGTACTGATTTAACTAAAGATGTGGGTAAGGCAATTGAATGTCTTACATTATCAGGTGATAGTCTTTCCAAGATAGTTTATAAGATTATTACAGCTAATACAGATATGACAGGGAGCAGTACAAAGCAGATAAGTAAAGATTTTATATCTGAGGTGGAGATAGAAGGATTAATCCAGAAGGTAGTAGATACTTTATTTTATCAGTGTTGTGTATCAAGTGAATATAGACAACTTACTTTAACAGCTACACCAATGAGCATTGTTTTGACAGCTACACCAATGAGCATTACTTTATCAGCTATTTTTATTCTTAAGAATTGTGAGGTGAGATGACATGGCAATAAATTATAATACCGTAAGATTAAAAGCAGAATTTAAAACTTTTGATGATGAATATGCTGACCCAACAGGAATAGCATTGAAGATTTATGACAAACTAAAGGAACAAATAGGAGAGACTATAAGTATAAGTACTGTACAAAGGGTAAGTACAGGTATTTATGAGTATGACTATTTATTACCTTTAGATTACACTTCAATAGTTTATGAGTTTTCAGGAACTCTTAATGGGGAGATAATAACTGGAAGAAGTTCCATAGATTGTACTTGGACGTAAGATTAATACTTAACAATTGTGTATATACAGGATGGTTAAAACTATAACTGTTTTTATTATCCTGTATATTGTAGTACAATAAGATACAAGGAGGTGAATACAATGTTAACAGTGCAAAAAACATTGTTTTGTGACTACTACTTAGTGTCCCTAAATGCAACAGAAGCGGCTAAGTTAGCAGGGTATGAGTCTAAGAAACCTGAGGGGGTGAGGGTTAAAGCTTGTAAGCTTATGCAGGATAAAGAAATAAAGGAGTATATAGGTGATAGACTTAAACATAAGCAGGAAGGTCTTATTGTTAAACAGGATGATATTTTAGAGTATTTATCAGGGTGTATTTATGGAACAGAGAGTGAGAAACAATTCATAGTATTAAGGTCTGGTGCAAAAGGAGCATACGAAGATACACTTGTTGAAAGAGAGCTACCTTTAAAAGCCAGAGATAGAATAAGAGCCGCAGAAGTAATGGCAAAGATTTATAAGTTGATGGATGGTTACAAGGATAAAGAACCCACCATAATAATTAACAATACGATACCAAGAGAAGGGTAGATATATGTCAGATGTAGAGGTGGATTTAAAAAACTGTATAGGTTCTGCATACTATAAAATGTTTTGGGACTTGGAGGATAAGAAACATATTCACTATCTTTTAAAAGGCGGGCGTGGTTCTTTAAAATCTTCTTTTGTTTTCATTTACGTAATTTACAGTATGACAAGGGATGCACTTGAGGGTAGGACTACTCATTGTGTTGCTATGCGAAAGATTAAAGATACTATAAAAGACTCTATATTTGAAAACTTCTTATGGGCAATTGATATTCTAGGGTTAGGTCAGTATTGGGACTCTACTACAAGTCCAATGAAGATATGGTTCAAAGGTTCATCCATACTTTTTAGAGGGTGTGCAAATCAAAGAGACTATGAAAAGATTAAGAGTATCAAGTTTAAAAAAGGTTATTGTAAGTATGTTGTGTTTGAAGAGTTGACAGAGTTTAACGGTATGGATGAAGTGTTAAGTATATTGCAATCTTTATTCAGGGGTACAAATGAAGCCAAAGCTTTTTATATGTACAATCCACCTGCAAGTAGGCTGAATTGGGTAAATAAAGAGTCAACACTTGAGAGGAGAGATAGGTTTGTTCATCACTCATCTTATTTAGATGCACCTAGAGAATGGTTAGGAGATATATTTATTCAAGAAGCAGAAGCATTGAAGATTATAAATCCAAGAAAATATAATCATATGTACATGGGTGAAGAGATAGGTGAGGGATTAGAAATTTATCCTTTAAGAACAATAGATAACCCAAATGGTGTACTTGAGATAAGACCTATAACCAGTGAAGAGATAGCCAAAATGGATAAGATTGACAGAGGTATTGACTGGGGTTTTACCCATGCAAGTTGTTATGTAGAGTGTTACTATGATAAGGCCAGAGAAATAGTCTATGTCGTAGATGAAGTGTATATGCATGGGGCATCTAACTATACTTTAGCTACACGAATAAAAGAAAAATCAGGTAATAAATACATTGTTGCGGATAACGCAGAGCCTAGAACAATTAACGAGATGATATTATATGGGTTGAACATAGGTAAGGCTAAAAAGGGAAAGGATAGTAAGTCTCATGGTATAAAGTGGTTACAGGATAGAACCAGAATTGTAATAGACAAGAAACGTTGTCCTAATATTGCTTGTGATTTAGAAACCTATGAATATAAAAGAGATAAATTCGGTAATATAATTTACGATTTTCCAGACGAATGTGACGGTTCGGCGGCCATCCGCTATAGTTTAGAAAGATATGCACTAGATAGTAAGATTAAATTCGGAGTAAAAAGGTAATGAAAGTTAAATAAAAACAAGAAAGGAGATTGAGATAAATGAATGAACTATTAAAAGTAATACAGGCAGACATTCATAAGAAACAGGGTAAATATGTTGCACGTTCTTATTTTAATTACCAGCCAGAGAAGGGTGAGTCAGAAATTAATACTTACTCTAATGGAAAGATTAACACAGTTAAAACAAATGACTCCTGCTACCTCTACACTAATTACTTTAAGATGTTAGTTCAGCAGAAAATCAACTACCTTTTGGCTAAACAGCCAGAACTTAAAATTGAAACTGAAAAGGTAACAGGTGCAGTGATTGTTGATATGCTGGAAGATGTATTATTGACTGCTAGTTTAGATACTACTGCATGGCTTCACCTGTATGTAGAGAATGGTGTTCTTGATTGGATTTTAGTTAACGATAGGGAAATAATTCCTGTGTATGACAAGTATAAGAAAAATATTGTCGCAGTAATAAGATACTTTTTAGAGGATGAAAATTCTTACAGAGTAGAGACATGGACATTAACAGGTGTTAAGGTAGATTATATTGTTAAGGAAAAATTAACGGCAGGAGAAGTGTTATCACACTATCAGGAAGAGACTTTTTATAATGGAGAGATTGAAAACGTAGAGGGGAAGAACTTACCTTTCATACCTTTCATTCCTATGTTTAATAATAAACAAAAGAAGTCAGACCTTGACGGTATTCAGGAACTAATTGATATGTACACATCTATAAACTCAGGCTTCGTTGATAACATTAATCTTTTCCAAGAAGCAATTGTTAAACTGAAAGGTTTTTCGGGGGATACAGAAGAACTTGAAACAATCAGAAAGAATATGCAGAAGTATAAGATGGTAGGACTTCCTTCGGGTGGTTCAGATGGTGCAGACATGGAATATATGTCTATTGAAATTCCTGTGGAAGCTAGAAGAA